CGTTGCCGGTGTAGCTGCCGAACTTGGAGAAGCCTTCGATCTCGGACCAGAGGTAGGCGACTAGGGTATTTCCATTTGTGGTAAAGTTCGCAAAGCTTCCAGTTGTGAACTGAGTTGATGTTGGCTCTGTATTGTTCCAAGCGCCGACCTGCGTTTGCGCGGCAGCCGTTTCATCTAGGCGAACATTCTTTGTTGCCCCCAGCGATGCGTGGTACGTGAACCAGTTGTCTGCACTTGGGCTACGCTGCTTGGTTATGATGAACTTAGGGACCGCGCCAAGAGAATGAGAGATGTTTCTTGGAGAGGTTCCATCAGCCGTCCAAGTCACGATATCGAAGCCCGGCGTCGCGCCTTTCTTCCAAGCCCAGTCCACATAAGTGGCGGTGTTGGTGTTGAGCTGGGCCAGAGTGCCGACCGTGTAGCCGTTGCTGCTGAAGGCCGTGAGGCCGGTGGTCTCTGTCGTCTCAGCGGTGGTGGTGTTGCTTTCAAGCTGCTTCTGGACGCCACGCACCGCATCATAGAGGCCGTGGTCCGTAGCCGCGCTGCGGCTCTTGATCCACACCAAATCCGGCGCAAAGGAAAGAGAGGACACCGAAGCCGTCGCACCCGTGCCGGTACGCAGCGTCGCGTCCATGTAGAGCGAACCCTTCTTGATGGAGGGCGTCGCCAAGTTGGCGGTGTTCAAAGCCTTGAAGCCGGTGGGCGCGGTATAGGCAAAAGACCGCTGCCCAAAATTGACATCGAACCCATTGTTGCTTGTGCCGTAAGCATCAAGAGTTGGCGTCATCGAACCAGAAGAAATTGTGCCGCTCTCGTTTGTTCCACCACTTGGATTCCCAGAATTGTTCCAAGTGCCATTCTTGCCAAACCACACCTTCCGCGTGTCTGCGTCATAAGCCATCATCAGAACATCGTTGGTGGCTGGAGCAGCAAGAGTATTTGTGACAGAACTACCGTTTACAAGTATGCGGTTGTCGGATGAACTATCCCAAGTCCAACCGGCTCCCGGGTTGGAGGAAGACGAATACACTCCTCCGGCGACGTTAAAGTCGTCCTTGGTCAAAGAGAACCCACGATTGTGGACTCCACTTGCACTATTTACAGTAGCCTCCCAGTACCACTTTCCAGAAGAAAGTGTGAACGTCGAACGAACGATATTTGGGTAGGCATTGCCAACGCTCATGGACAAGTTGGCGTTTGACAGGGTCACCTGATACTTTTGAAGCGGATTGAGGACGCAATAGTTCAGCGTCGGCGTGTCGAGCATCTGGTCGAACGTCACGCCGCTCGTCACCGAGATGCCGCTGGGCGTGAAGTTGTTTCCGTTGCCCGAGCTGTCCTTGCCGATGGCGGCGGCGGTGGCGGCAGAGGCGTCCGCGAACTTCAGATAGAAGCCGTTGGTGCCGTAGGTGCCGCTGTACTTCTTCGGAACCCACACGCCGGTGGCGCTGTCGGTCTGGCCGAAGGAGGAAGGCGTCAGGGCTTGGCCGTCGATGAAGTTCTCTTCGGCTGCATACATGTCGCCGTAGATTGCGGAGTAATCTAGGCGGCGAAGGTAATGGGTGCGAGCGTTGACGTTCCATTGACAGGCAGTAGACGCGCCGAATGGACCTGTCGTGTACGAAACAGTCTGCCTCGAATTGTTGATGTATATCTGCACACGATCCGTGGATGTCGCGTTCGCAGAGTCGTATACGATGACGATATGATACCACGCGCTTGGGTCTCGAAAGACCGCCGACGTAGTCATCTGCAAATTGTACGCGCCGCCAGAAATCTGTGCGATCTGGATCAGATCGCCAGCGGTGAACTGCACAGAGAAGAAATTGTTGCTGCTTCCGTCTCCGCCATTGAAGACAAGCTGAGTGCCGAGAGCGCCTCGCTTAATCCACCCGCTCCAAGTCCATTTGATATTGCTGGTCGGCGTCCCAAAAGAGCGCGACATGTACGCGCTATTGGCGGCGCGGAAGCGCAGCGAGTAGGGGACGCTATAGCCGCTCTGGGAGAGCAGCAGAGCGTTCGCGGAGCCGGGGACGATCATGGCGTCACTTCACATCGTTGATGAGCGTGGCGGTGATGCGGCTCGCGCTCTCGACGTAGTAGAGCAGCACGTCCACCGCATTCGCGGTTGTCGTCAAGGTCGGCGCGGAGCCTCCGGCGAACTTCCAGTTCGAGCCGTAGGCCAGCGTGCGCGAGCCGGTTGCGTCCTGCGTGATCACGATGGCACCGCTCTGCCCGGCAGTCTGGTTGGTCGGGTTCGCCAGCGTGCGGTTGCCGCCGATGGTCAGGGAGAAGTTATTCGCCGCCGCGAAGTCCGGCGTGATCGTCGCGGCATCCGTGAGGGCGGTGATGGAACCGCGCTGCGCGACGGAGAACGACTGCACGGCGTTCAGCACCGCGACGGTGCCGCTGGCGTTCGGCAGCGTGAACGTCTTGAGCGAAGTCGCCGGGCCGGTGAACTCCATGAAGCCGTTGTTCGTGCCGCCGTTCGCCCCCGGCAGGATGCCCGACACGTCGGTCGCCAGCGCCACTTGCGCGAAGGACACCGTTGTCCCGTCAGAACGAAGAACGCGGTTCGCTGCACCCGCAACGATAGACGGCACGCCCGTGCTGCTTGTGACGAGAGCGCCGGTGTTCGCCGTGGCGAGGCCCGCGACCGTGTTGTTGGCCGACGAATAGAGGAGCTGATTGATCGTCGTCGTGTCGGGGTAGGTTGCCGTCGAGGCGACGAAGTTTGTGCCGTTCGAGCGCAGCACGCCGCCAGCGGTGCCCGCCGTCGAGGGAAAGGTCGCAGTTGACCACGACGGCGCGCCCGACGCGCCTGAGCGCAGCATCTGCCCGGCGGTGGCCGTCCCGGCCAGCACCGCAAGCTCGCTCGCCGTTGAGTAGACGACGCCGCCGTTCGACGCCGTCAGGGCGGCGTTCGTGCCGCCGTTGGCGAGCGGCAGGATGCCGGTCACCCCGGTCGTCAGCGGCAAGCCGGTCACGTTGGTCATCGTGCCGCTGGCGGGCGTGCCGAGAGCAGGCGTCGTCAGCGTCGCGCTGGCGAAGGTGCCGCCGGTGACCGTCTTGCCGGTGAACGTGAGCGCGGCGGGCAGAGACAGCGTGACGCTGGTCGTGCCAGTTGCGGTGAGCTCGTTGGCGGTCCCGGCGACCGATGCGACGCCGCCAATGGACGCGGGCGTGATCGCTGCCGTCGTCACCGCCGTGAGCTGGCCCTGCGCGTTGTAGGTGATGACCGGGACGACGGATCCACTGCCGGTGGGGCCGCCAGCCGCAATCGTCGATGCGAGGGATAGCGTCACGTCGGAGGTGAGCGCGCCGCCGCCGGACAGGCCTGTGCCAGCGATGACCTGACGCGAGGTCGAGACGCCATCGGTGATGCCGTAACCAGAGAGCGTCGTGGGCGTCGCGGTGATCGACGCGAAGGCTGGCGTGATCGTGACGGTCGCCGCAGCGGTGAGGCGACCCTGTGCATCCACGGTGAAGGTCGGAGCTGCCGTCGCGCTCCCGTAAGAGCCTGCGGAGACAGCGGTGTTGGCAAGCGAGATTGTGCCGGTGCTCGTGATCGGGCCGCCGGTGAGGCCGGTTCCGGTCGCGACGCTCGTCACGCCAGTGCCAGCCGCAAAGGTCTCCCACGAGCCGTTCTTGTAGCCCTCGAACACGCCCAGATCGGTGTTGTAGCGGATCATGCCGTTCGACGGAGCGCCGGGGCGCTGCGCGGTCGTTCCGCTTGGCACGACGACCGACTCGGCCCCGGGGAGCACGGGGTTGTTGGTGATCGCGAAGGTGGGGTCGCCGGAGACGCCGGTCGCGTTGGTGATCGTGATCTGGTTCGACGTGCCGGTGAGTGTCCGCAGGGTGTAGTTGCCAGCCGATGTCGCCATCACCGAGCCGGTGCCTGCGAGGTTCTGGAGGCTCGCGAGCGCACCGGCCGCAGAGATTGTCGGGTTGCCCGAGACACCGTCGCCGTCGCTGACGGAGATGCCGCTGGACCCTGACGCGATGGTGCGGGCCGCTGCGCTCGACGAGCCGGTCACCGCGACGATGCCGGTGAGCGTGATGTCCCTGAACCGGGCCAGCTCGCCCTGAACGCCGACAGTGACCGTGCTGCCAGCGCCGCCATCGACGAGCGACAGGCCGCTGCCGACCGCGAGCGTGCGCTCGTTGGGCAGAGACGCTTCGGAGTTCACTACGACGAAGCTCTGCGTCTGCGAAGGCGACGCGGCAAGATCCGCAGCCGTCGCGCGCTTCGTCACGCCGTTCTGCACGACCGGCACCAGCTCGGTGCCAGTGATCGTGCCAGCGGCCGGTAGTTCGGAGATGCGGGTCGGGACGAGATTGGACGGTACGGTCATGGCGTGAGATAGCCCTCGCCGTCTTGCGTGGTCAGGAAGTCGTTGTCGTCCTGCGAGACAATGCCGTTGGGATCGGTGGCGATGTCGGCGTCCGGCCGCACGAACGGCAGCACGATGTTCTCGGTCTGGCGCGCCGGGAGACGATACGGATCGAAGTCGTCGCGGTCGGCCGCGCAGACCTTGAGATCCGGCACGTTCGGATCATCGAACAGCTCGTGCAGAGGCATCTTGCGCGAGCAGCGTCCGCAGATGCCGATGCCGAGCGTGGGGTTGCCGCGCGTGTCGAGGAAGATCGCCATCGTCAGCTCGTGTAAACGCTGATGTTCGGTGCCCAGCGGATCGGGCTGTTGTCGCGCTCCTCGTCCTCGGCCTCGCGCAGACGCCGGTCGGCGAGCGCGGTGAGGTTGATCATGCGCTCGTCCGGCACCTCGGGAAGCATCGCCGCGAGCCGAGAGGCGAGCTGGAGAACGACTGCCTCGTACCAGCGCTGCGGGATATCCAGCGTCTGCGGGAGCGTGCCCACGTCCATGATGTAGCGCTTGCGCCACATCTCGATCTGGCCGTAGCGGTTGCCGAGGTCGGTGACCGGCCAGATGTTGAAGATCGGCGCGTCGCGCTGGCGGTCGAACCAGTACTGGAGCGGCTTGCCACCGAAGGATCGGTTGGTGAAGGCCGTGTAGTCGTCGCGATTGAGCCGCGACATCGGGACCGCCTGCGGCGTGTTGCCGATGAAGATCTCACGCGCGCTGATCGTGCCGCTGGTGGCGCGCACGCGGAAATATCGAGCGGCGACGGACGTGTCGAGGTCGAACCATTCCCACACGTTGTCGGTGAAGGCCTGCGCCGCGACCGTCGTCACCGTCGTCCACGTCGTCGCGTCGTCGCTGCGCTCGAACGCGAGGCCCAGCGTGCTGCTTGACCCCGGGAGGTAGCCGACCGTCGTCACTGCGGTCTCGGTTGTCCAATCGGCAACCACCGAGCCAGCAGAAGAGGATTGCGTCAGGATCGTGTCGAAGTCGTCGTCGAAGGCGCTCGTGACAGTGCCGCCAGCCGTCGATGAGTACGCGCCGGAGAGGCGCGTCAGGAGCCTGAAGTTGGCGTTGAGCACGTCCACCGTGCCCGTGAGCGCAGAGATCTGCGCCCTGCCCTCGTAGACCGGCACGAGCTTGCGCTCGACGCACCAGAGCTGGATGCCACGGTTCGCGAGGCCGGAGAGCAGGAGCCAGAGCTGATCGCGCGCGACTTCAAGCTGTTCCGCAGCGAACTGCTGCGGCGTCAGCTTGCAGTAGCGCACCGCATGGTCGATGACCTTGCGGGTCTGGAACGTGGTCTGCGAGATCGTGCCGGAAACGGCCATGAGGGGGTCACCACTTGCAGGACGGCTTGCTCACCGCACCACCCGTGGCCCGCCGCTGCGGCAGCCCCTTGGTTCCACGCATTCTATCCGCCTTCTCGAAGTCCCGTCCAACGGATTGCGGGATCCCCGCCTTCTTCGCGAAGGCGGGGTCGTGCGCGACAGCCCGCATCAGGCGGGCCTGAGCCTTGGACCGGCTCGGCATCAGCACTTCCCGCCGCCGTACATCGGCTTCCCGCGATGCGACGGGACGCCGCCCCGGGCGAGCTTGGTCATCGGCTTGCCGGGGTGCATGGCAGCCTCATGCTTGTGGACGGCCCGCTTCACGAGCGCCTTGTCCTGCGCGAGGTCGGCCTTGCCGCCGTCCTTCATGCCGCCGGGGATCCGCGCCCGCGCCATCAGGTCAGGCATCCCCTTCGGCTTGCGACCGCCGGAGGGAGCAGCCGCCCGGGGTGGCTTCGCGGCGGCTGGCATCGGCGGCATGGGAGCCGGAGCGGGCGGCGGCGTGTAGCCGATGCCGTCCATGCTCTTCGCCGCGCTCAGGCCGCCCTTGGCCGCCTTCTTGACCCGGCCGCCGCCAGCGTAGAACTGGACGAGCTTGCGGCCTTCGGGAGCGGAGCTGTCCTTGAAGCCGAAGTCGCTCGGGAACTTGAACTCGCCGTAGCGAAGCGTCTTGCCCATCGTTACCACCCCTTCTTCATCGCCGAATAGGCGGATTTCGAGATCGTGGACTTGCTCTTCGGCCTGCTGTCGCCTTGGAGCTTCTGGATGTTGATGTTACGCACGAGCGACGGCTTCTGCGCCTTGAGCGCGCGGAGCTTCTCTGCCTTGGTCTTCATGTCAGCAGTTCCACGCACGCAGCGACTTGTTGATGCGCGAGTTCGGATCGCGCGCCGTCTTCTCGCTCGTGAGTTTCGCCTTCATGCCGCTCATGCGCGCGCAGAAGCTCGCGCGACGACCGGCATCCTTCTCCGTCTTTGGGTGCGGAGCTGGCGGCTTCAGGTTCATGCCCTGAGCGCGCGCGGACGCGCGGCCCTTCGCGTTCAGACCGCCCTTCGGGTTCTTGCCCTCGGAGCGCTGCCATGCCGGTGTCTTCGCCATGATCGTCTCCGTCAGGATGCGCCGGGCATACCGGCCTGCACGACGGTCATCGCGGCGTTGCCGCTGGTGAACGAGGTGCAGTTGAGGCGCACGGCACGCACGGGCGTTGTGATGCTTCCGTAGGTCGTCGCGGTGATGGACGCGAGCGGAGCCGCTGCGTCGAACCACGTCGCATTGGTGTTGTAATCGGTCGCATAGGCAGCGAACGGATCGTCGAGGCTGTACTGCACCTTCGTCGTGTTGGTGTTGGTGACCACCACCGAGATCCCGAGATTGATCGGGGCGAGGTACTGGTCGATGACGACGGGGGCCGAAACCCCCGCCGCCGCGAGCGTCACGGTAACCGGACGCATGGTCTGTTCCGCCCTATCAGGCCTGCGTCACGCCGAAAGCCCCGACGCGCGTGGCGTTCGGGCCGCAGGCGAGAGCGGTGAGCGCGATGGACAGCACGAGACGGCGCGTGCCGTTGGCGGCATTGCCCGCCTGAGCGTAGACGCCGCGCACGTCGTTGGTCGTCGCCGTGGCCGGGCTGGTCGTGTCGGCGGCGGTGAACGTGCCCGCGTTGTCCGCGAGCGTCGCGTCCCACTTGGCCGAGATGACGTAGGCGGCGTCGGTGACGCGCACCGGGATGCCGTAGGCGTCGCGCGTGCCGACCGACAGGTTACCAGCGAGAGCGGCCGAGGCGGTCACGCCGGTGACGGTGTAGAAGGCCTTCGTGCCGTTCACGGCGGTCGTGCCGTTGAGCGTGCGCGTCTCGGTCATCGCCTGCCCGTACATGTCGGTGCCGGTGACGGTCACGGTCTGCGTCGTGTCGCCAGCGCTCGACGACGCGAAGCGCAGGCAGCGCCCGGTGCGGTCGAGCGTGACGGACGACGCGGTCATCGTCACCGAACCGGCGGCGGCGACCGCCTGCGCGTTCACGATGGACGTGTTCGACGCGGTCGCGGGCACGAGGTCGAAGATGTAGACGCGGCCGAGAGGGCCGACGCCGAGATCCATCGGAGACGGCTCCGAGTACGCGCTGCCATCGGGATTGATCTGGACCGGGCCAGCGCCGCCCGCGTAGGCGGTGCCGAGGAAGAGGTCGTCGCTGAACTGGGGCATTGGGGCTTCTCCTTGAAGAGCTTGCCGGGTTGTCGAAGAGGTAACCCCCGGCGCGCCATGAAACGCGCCGGGGGCAGTCGAGGCTCAGAGACCGGCGGTGCCGTAGAGGCAGCGCGGATCCGTCCAGCCCACGTCGTAGCGCTCGGTGGCCTTGTAGCGCATGGAGTCGGTCTCGAAGTCGCCCTCCATGCTCTTCTCCATCGAGCGGCGCTTGAGAACCTTCAGGCCCTCGGGCGCATCGGTGTTGATCCACCACGCCGTGGTGGAGGTGATGCGCGAGAGGTTCTTCTGGCCCTCGGACAGCAGCCCCATCGAATTGACGGGGTTGATGTCGTTGTTCGCCGTGCCCGTGCGGAGGACGCTCTTGAGGAGCACTTCCGCCTGAAACACGTTCGAGGGAGAGACGACGAGCGACTTCGGCTGGAGCCGGATGCGCTTGCCGTTGTTGTCCACCGCATTGCGGATCTGGATGAGCATCTGCTCCAGCGAGGTCTGCGACAGGTTCGCTGCCGTGGAGAGCTGGTTGGAGAAGGTGCCGCTCGTGATCGGATGCGAGGTGTTGATCAGCGACACGCCGTCGCCGCCGACGTAGCTGCCGTTGAAGGCGCGGTTCAGGATGTTCGCGCAGACCGTCTCCTTCGTCTCGATCAGCGACTGCGCGAGGTGCTTCGCGTAGGTCTGGCCGATGCGGATGTGGTCACCGTCCTCGACGAGCACCTTGGTCAGTGCGAAGGCGAGGCCGTAGACCTTGTAGACGTAGCGCTTGATGAACAGCACGCCACCCGACTGGTAGGTGACCGCCGTGCCATCCGGCAGCTCCGGCGCAGCGCCGAAGCCGTAGAGCACCGGCTCCTCGTGGTACTGGCGCGGGGTGCCATTGCCCTCCTTGAACACGCCCTTCCACTCGTCGGCGCGCTGATCGTACACGCCGTCGAAGGACTGCGAGATGATCGGCTCGACGATGGAGCGGAAGTCGGTTGCCCTCATGGGGACTGCCATTGGAGTTCTCCTTCTTTCCTATGGCTCGCCTTAGAAGGCGACCTTGTTGGAGACATACTGGCTGCGCGCGATCTGGACCCGAAGGACCGTGTACGCATCGCCCCAGTCGTTATCGACGCCATACCCCTTGTCGAGGATGCGCCACTGGCCCTGATTGGTCGCGCCCACCAGAGACGACGCGATGGTGGCCTGCGAGAGGCCAGTCGTCGTCGAACCGTTGGTGAAGTTCGTGATGTTCGCCTGATCGCCGATGGCGGTCTGGGCGACCGAACCGTCCGCCTGCGCCTCGTAGATGATCGTCGGATCATCGTAGAAGTAGGCGATGAGCGAGCCGGTGTCGTAGGTCGTGCTCGCGGGCCAGAAGTTCGAGACCACTCGACGCCCGCCGCCGGTCGGCGTGTATTCGACGCCAGCGAACACGCCGACGAAGTCCACGCTGTTGGTGGTGACGGGATTGAGCAGGCCCGAGGTCGTGAGCAGGACCGGCTGGTTCTGGAGGATGGTGGTGCCGTAACCGCTCGAAATGCCACCGGCCAGTGCCCTCGGGCGGATCACGCCGGAGGGATGGAAGACCGGACGGAAACCGAACGGAGCGTTCGTTGCGGACATCGCAATGTCCCTTTCTGTCTTCGAGGTTGAGGATCAGTCCTCGTCCGCGAACGTCGGGACGGGGACGGGTTTCCGCAGCTCCGAAATGCCGGATCCCTCGATCACGTCTGCACCCATGCCACGCGCTTGCTCGCGGATCGCGTCGGCAGTGGAGGTGAGCTTCTCGGCCTCCGAGAGCGGCGCGTTGTGATGCACCTCCAGCATGTACTTCTCGTACAGCGCCAGAGGGATCTTGAACGCGAGCATCTCGTTGACGCCGATGCAGCCCGCCCACTCGCCGGTCTTCATCGACGCATACTCCCAGCCGGGAACATCTTCCGGCTTCACGGGCGTGTAGCCCAGTCGGATGCGCGAATGGATCGAGTCGCGAGGGTTGGTCGTGGTCAGCCAGCAGAGGTGATAGCCCGGGATCTTCGGAAGATCGGGGAGTGCGGCTTGGATGAACTGGCTGCGAAAAGCCTCCAGACGTTCGTCGTCCGAGATCTCGCGCCGCTCCGTGACCGAGCGATCTTGCATCGCCCTGTTGGTGCGCGCGGGGTCAACGCTCTTCTTGAGCCGGTCGTCCTGATTGGTCGTCATCATGGCGCGCTCCTTCAGCGTGCGGGGGTGTTGCTGCGGTCGAACTCAGCGTAGCGACGCAGCGCGTCGCGCCTGAGCTTCGGGTCGTCCCATACGCCCGCCTCCATCATCGCCTGCTTGCGCTCGGCGGAGACGTAGACCTCGCGGCGCGTGGACGCCGGGGCGTGGTCGCCACGACCGCCCACCGGGGGGCCGCCGCGACGCTGGGTCTTGCGCTCGGGAGGAGCGTCGTCCTCCTCGGCGTTGAAACGATGAGGCAGGCGCTTCGAGGCGCGCTTCTCCAGCTCGTTCCAGTACTCGGTCGAGGCAGGGTCGTAGCCCTCCTTCGCGAGCCGGTCGTCGATGGCGAGCATGATTGCGCTGTCCTCGTTGCCGCCCTGCGGGTCGTACCAGCCGCGATTGCGCTCGATGAACTCCTTCGCGCGCATCTCGACCAGCGGGTCGATCTTCTGCTCCTGCGGCCGCTGCGCGCGCTCGGCGATGGCGCGACGCTGGGCGTCGAGCTGCTGCGCCTCGTTCATCGCGCGGTCGCGCAGGCGGATGGCGTCGCGCGCCACCTCACCGTTGCCGGTCTCGACGGCCTTCGCGAGCGCCTCCTCGGCCTGCCGCGCGCGATACACGGCCTCGTGGAGCCGCTGGTCGATCATCTGCGCCGACTGGCCGAGCTGGCCGTTTTCCAGCGACGCCAGTCGCTGCGCCAGCTCTTGGTTCTGCCGACGCAGCGCCGACAGCTCGGCCGCGTTGCGCTCGCGCGCCTCGCGCTGCGCCGCCTTGCGGTGCTTCTTCTCCTCGCGCCGACGTGCGCGGATCGCCTCGCGATCCTCGCCGTCCTCGTCGTCGTCGTCCTCGCGCTGGTCTGCGGCGAGGCGCTCGTCGCCGTCGTCCGCGTCCTCGGCGGCCTTCTCTTCCTTCGCGGCGGCTTTCTTCTCGCCCTCCTCCTCGTCGTCGAGGGGCATCATCTCGCCAGCCTGCTTGGGATCCTCTTCGTCCAGTGTCTCGCGTGCCATGTCTCGCTCCTTCAGCAAGATCAGATGAAGGCCTTCACGGCGAGCGGATCGCCCGTGAACCGGCCCACGATGTCGAGGTCGTTGAACACGACGAACAGCGCCTTCCCGGCGTCGCCCATCGGCACTTCCCAGCGGTCGCCGCCGTACTTCGGCACGCGCACGAACTCGCCCGGGTCGCACCAGATGCCCTCGGCCCACGGCTGCATCGTCTCGCGATTGCAGAACGCGAGCGGGCCGACTGCGCGCACGAGCGCGACCTGCGTGTTCCACTTCTCGGTGTCCTGCGTGTCCTCCGGCAGGATCAGGCCCGACTTCGTCTTCTTCATCGGGTTGCGGATCTGCACCACGACGCGCGAGCCATATGGCTCGAACATCGGGTTCACGTCGGGGAAGGCGAAGTCGTGGTCGCCGTTCCATGCGAAGCCCAGCCCGGGGCGTTGCTTCGCGTCGGCGACACTCGCCGACAGGGTTCGCGCAACACGCGCGACAGTCTTCAGCGCAGCCGTCACAGCTCGCTCTCCTTTCTGTCGATGTCCTTGAGAACCGCGTCGATCACATTCAGTGCCTGCTGCAAACCGGAGTAGATGCCGCAGACCCGTCCGTACTCGAACGAGTCGCGTCCTGCGGGGGCTTGCAGCGCGCCATGAGCAGCTCTCGCTTGCTCGGCTTTCAGCGCACTTATGATCCGCTCGATCATGTTACCGCCGTGGTAACCTGTTCAGCAAGAGGCTTTCTTGCCGCCCTTCGCCGAGCCGCCCTTCGCCATCGCGGCGGGCTTCTTGCCCATCGCCATCTGCTTGTGCTGGGAGATCGGTCCCTTGCTCTTCGCCGCCATGTCGCTTCTCCTTCAGGTTCTGGGGTTTGGTCGGCCGCTATTGCGGCCTGTCGTTGGGGGTCAGCCCTCGCGCTTCTCGTTCGCCCTCGGGGCGGTCTGCTCGTTGAGCTGCATCCCGATGGTCGTGAAGACCGGGGCCACGTCGGAGTAGGGCAGACGCCCCAGCGCGTGGATGATGACGTTCACATGCGCTTCGCTCAGTCTCAGAACGAAATCCATCGTCCTTCTCCTCTCACGGTGATGGGTTGATGCCGGTGCCGGTCGAAACCGCCACCCTTTCTCCGCTGACGATCTCCAGAGCTGCGAGGTCGCGTGCGGTCTGGTTGTCGGCATCGTTCATGCCGACGCGCGCATCGACCTCGAAGGTCGAGCGCTGGTTCTCCTGATCCTGCTTGAACTGCTCGGCCTGCATCTTGGCCGCGCGGTCCTTCTCGCGGTCGGCGATGCGCGCCGCGTCAAGCTGCGCCTTCGCCTGATCGGCCTGCGCCTTGCGCGCAGTCTCGGCCTGCGAAGCCTGCGCCGCGAGGATGGTCGGATCCTGCGGCATCTGCGGCTGCATCGACTGGATGTACTGCATCGCCTGCGCGATGATCGGAGGAAGACCCGCGAGAGCCTGCTGGCCTTCGGCGATGACGCGCGACGACGCGGTCGCGAGCAGGATGTCCATCTCGCGCGACACGTCGTCGTCCTTGTCCATCAGCTCCGAGATGTCGGTGCCGGTTGCCGTACTGGTAACCTCGAAGACATGGCTCGCATACCAGAGCGTGACGTGATCCTTGATGTGTTCGAGGATCGCCGGGACGAAGCGCGGAGCGATGATCGGGCTGCCGCCGAAGACCGGCGACTGCATGAAGTCGAGATGCACCTGTATGTGCGCGAGGTGCTCCTGCTCGGGGAACGCGACCACCGGCCGCCCCATCGTCGCGGCGACGTTCTCGTTCACCGCGTTCATCTTCTTCGGCTCCTGCTTGTCCAGCAGGAGCTTCTCGCTCTCGGGGATCTTCAGCCGACGCAGCAGCAGCTCCTCGACCTTGCGGATATCGTAGAGCTGCGGCAGCGCCGCCGCGCGCGCGACCACGGCTTGGATCTGCGCGAAGCGCTGCGTCTCGGAGAAGATGTTCGGATCGGAGACCGGGATCACGTCCACCGGCCCCTCGTAGTCGGCGCGCCGCACGATCAGCTCGCCGTCCTCCTCCACCAGCACCTTCTCGTCGAGGTACATGCGGTTGAGGCGATGCAGCACTTCGAGCGTGCGCTGCATGGCGACGTGCAGGCGCGAGTGGATCGCGGAGAACACCGTCATGCCCTGCTCGATCAGGGCGAGCGTGGTGCCGACCGGCATGTTCGGGTTCGCGCCGTCCGACAGGTTCTCGAACGTCGTCCGCACGACGCCGCGACCCGACTCAAGCAGGAAGCCGAGCAGCTTGAACAGCACCTCGCTCGGCGGGTTGAACGGGACCGGCATGGCGAGCTTGCGAACGTCGTCCACGTTCAGGCCGCCCTCGATCTCCGTCACGCCAGTCGCGGTGAGGTTCAGCGACTGGCCGCCAGCCGTGCCGCCCTTCAGCTTCAGCAGCGTCGGGAAGTTCTGGATGTGGGCGCTGTCGAGCAGCGCGCGCAGCGCGCCGGTAGCGGCACCGGAGAGGCCGCCGATCATGTGCGGCAGCCCGATGGGGTATGCCCCGCGCCACGGGACGAACGGCCACTCGACGATGTGCGTCAGCTCCTCGCGCAGCTCGTCTTCCTCGTCCCAGTTGCGATACACCGACAGGACATCCTCGGTCGCCTTGTCGATGGTGATGATGTACGGGCACGGCGCGCCGTCGTCGTTGTCCTCGATGTCGAGGTGCGCGTAGATCTCGAAGATCGTGCGAAGCCCGTCGCTGTTGTAGGGATCCGCCTCGCGGCCCTCGATCTTGTCGTTCGCCTTCTGCGACTTCGACTCCTCGGGCAGCGGCGGGTCGGGCGGGAGATCCACGTCGCGATACATGCCCGCGCGCACGCGGCTCTCGTACTCCTGCCGCGTGATGTACTGGACGTGCGTCTTGCGCTCGGCCGAGTAGAAGCTCGTCGCGGCGAAGGGGATGTACACGTCGTCGATGGGGACGAAGAGCGTTGTCGGGCGCTTGCGCCGCTTGTCCCAGAACAGCTTCAGGTACTGGCCGCCGCCCAGCGGGAGCTGCGTCAGGAGCTGCTCCAGCTCCGGCCGAAACTCCTTCATGGAGACCGTGAGCTGGCGGTTCATGTGCTTGGTCTTGCGCTGCGCCTTGTCGAGCTTCTCCTGCGTGACCTCGCCGGGGATGAAGTCCTTCACCGGCCCGGTCGGCGGGAACAGCTCCTTCATCGCGCGCGCGGCGAAGTCCACGCAGGCCTCGGTCAGCATCGGATGCACGACGCGGCTCGCGCCCTCGAACTGCGCGCCGCCGGGCGCATCGTCGCCCAGCCCCGTGCGCCGCAGGCCCTCCTCGTACTGCTCGTCGCGCTTCTTGCGCGCCTGCTTGTCGCGCTCGACGTGCTCCAGCAGCGACGTGGCGGCCTCTCGCAGGACCGTGGGATCGAGCACCTCGACGAGGTTGTCGTAGAACTCCCCCTCGCCCTCTCCCGGGCCGTCGTCGAGCGTGACGATTGCGCCGCCGTCGTCCGTGTCGCGGATCTCGGCGTCGTCTTCGATCTCGAAGCTCTCGTCCTGTTCGGCCATTGTCGTCCTCGAAAGTTGCCGGAATGGTATCCGCGTTTACATGCAGAGGCAAATCAGGAGATCTGGCCCGCGTCCACGGCGGCCTCGGCGGCGTTTCCAAGCCCCGCCGCTGCCGCTGCCGCTGCCGCTGCCGCGTCTGCCTCGGGATCGCCAGTGCCCGGTCCAGAGGCACCGCCACGAGACTGGCTTGTCCCCGCGATGGCGTTATCCACAAAGGAATCGTTGAGAGACGTGCCGAACAAGCCGAAGCTGAGATTGTTTCCGATGCCGGACATCACTTGCGATGCGGTCAGGCCGGGGAAGGCGTAGCCGGGGTTCGCCGCCCGCGCCGCATCGAGAGCTGCGTCGTACTCGCGCGCTTCGAGCGCGGTTCCAAGAGCCGTGCCTGCGAGGCCGAGGCCGGGGATCCCGGTGAACATGGATCCGAGCTGCCCCATGACGCCGAGCGCTCGTCCCGCGCTCATGCCGGGGACGGAGACGCTGCGCGTGTCCACGGTGGCTTGACCCGCTCCTCCCGGCGTCCCGGCGCTGCCCGGCGTGAAGCTCGACAGGCCAGAGGCGATGGCGGTGTCGGCCTGCTGCTGCGGCGTAGGCCACGAGTACTCCATCGCCGGAGACGACGCGCGCCAGCCATCGCTCATCGCCTGCGGCCTCATGCCGTAAGTCAGCATGTCGTCGCTCACCGCGCCGCCCTCGGCGTAGCGGTTCACGATCTCGATGGGCGCGTCGTCGAACATGACGATGTTGCGGGTGCCAGTTCCAGCGGCACGAGATCCTGCATCGAGGTAGCGAATGCCGGGAACGCCTGCCTCGCGGAGGACATTCGTCGCTTTGATCCTGCCGGGCTTTGTAGCCCAGTTGGAATTGGGGTTGTCGGAAAGTTTCTTTGCAAGCTCAAAATACTCATCCAACCCAGTCGGCGTCCTGATCGGCATCTCCAGCCGACTTGAATCTCTCCAGATCGCATCCTTGAGGTAGTGGTCGAACACCTGTCGTGCCTCTTGCGGCTGCTCTGTCCACCACCCGTCTTCGGTTATGAACTTCTCTTTTGGAACGTGAAGATTGACATCGTACATGTAGGCCTTCGGCTCGATCAGATCACCGCCGCTCCAGTCGATCTTGAACTGCTTGTTCTTCAGCGCATCGATTGAATACCGGATGTCGCGCAGCCAGTCTTCGCTCGCGTCTGGGCGAGCGTACAGGCTGTCGTCGAGCGCACGGATTGCGGCAGCCTCGTCTCCGCCGTAGCTCTTGAGTGCGTTCTCTATGAATTGAGCCTGCCGTTCGGTCGCGCCAGACGGCAGCGAAATACGCATGACCGTCGGTGTAAACTGCGGCTCCGCCATCTCTTCAAACGACCTCTTGTAGCTCTTCGCCACGTCTGGGTTCTCCGCGAAGTACAGCCCGTGACCGTAGACCTGAGCGCCTTCGCCGGTCCCGATCTTGCCCATGTCGAACTCGTCGAACTTGTGCGGCGAGCCGTGATAGGCGCGCAGCGGTGACTGGACACGCACGAGCGAACCGCGTCGGAAGCGCGCGAGGCCGCCCTCATCGACTTCGCCGCCATCGGCGTAGCCCCAGCGCTGCCTGACGACATCGTCGAACGACTTCAGGATCTCGTCCGTCGCGCCCGGCGTCGTGAAGGGCTTGCCGTCCACGGTCCAGAGCGTCGTGTTCGGATCGAACTGCGTCCAGACCTTGCCGCGTCCGACGCGATCCAGAAGGCGTTCCGTCAGGATCGGCGAGAGGTTGTTCGCAAGCACGAGCTGGTTCGCGCGTGTCTCGAACGCGGGATCGGCGAGCTGCGCGCGCCGGAAGAAGTCGGGGTCGTTCGCCAGATCCCAGTTGATCTGCTGCTTCAAGCCGAAGCGATGCGCCGACTTCGCGAGGTCCGGCCGCGTGAAGATGAGCGAGCGCGACGAAGTGTCGGGGAACGTCCCCTCGATCCCGTGCAAGTTCGCGTGGTCGCCGATGTCGCGGCCGATGAACGACGACATGTCGAAGTCTGGGTTCGACGGGATCGCGGCCGTGTTCGGGTGCGTGTGCATCGTGACGCCGAAGCCGTGCGGGCCGGGGGCGTGATACGGATCGACATGCAGCGCGGACGGGTGCTGGAGCATCGTGCCAGCGTTGGGGCGCGGCTTGATCAGGTCGATCTCGTGCGGGCCGCCGGACAACACGTTGCTCGCGAACACCGGGACGTTGCGCGGGTCGCTCGCGACGGAGAGCGCGACCGGATCGGGCGCGGAGAAGAAGCCGTGCTCGATGTTCTTGTTGATCGTGTCCTGCGCCGCGCTCGACCATGTGTGCTTCGTGCCGGGGATCGAGTAGTCGATGGCGTCGAACACCTCGTTGATGTCGCTCGGCAGCGGGACGTTCCTGATGTCCCGCTCGGTGGACGCGCGTTCGAGGCTCTCCGCGACCTTCTTCGCCTCCTGACGCGAGAGCTGCCCACCGGGGCGGACCTTGCCGCCGCGCTGGTATCCCTCCATGCCGAACGAGGCGTAGATCTTCGCCATCACGCTCTCGGGCGCGGTGTTGGGATTGATCACGATCCCCGCGTCCTCCGGCTGGTCCGCGATCTCCTGATCGCGCATGAGCGCGTTCTCGTCTTGCAGCTCGCGCATCATGCGCTGGAGCGCGGCGTCGTCGGCCTCGACCTCGCCGCCATCGGCGTACCTGAAGTCGCTCTTGCTTCCGTATGTCACGTCGCGGCCGACGACCAGAGGACCGACTTGCACGACCTCTTCAGCGCGCGTGACCGGCTGCATCGTGGTGCGGTCGTAGAAGTAGCCGTGGCGCTCTGGGTCCATCCCGATCTGCTTCCAGCGCGACGGCTCTTCGAGGGCCTGCTTCATGCGCGCGAGCGCCTCTTCGTCGCTCATCGGGTTCCACTCACCGCGCATGACCGCGAACGGAGACTTCGCTCCACCGGCGGCAACATCCAGCGCCTTGCCCTCTGGCACGATCATGGCGACGTTGTTCGCGGAAGACGTGGACGAGTACGCGGTCGGCTGCTTTGTCTGCGGACGATGCACGGAGTTCACCCACGCGCCGCTGCCGGTGTACGCAGGGATGTCGAGCCGCAGCTCGGTGCGCTCGCCAGCCGGGATGTTGGCGGTCGCTCCGTACTGAGCGCGCTTCGGCTCTGACAGGGCGGCCAGCGCGTCCTCGCGCGATGTCGGCATGGGCGCGCTCGCGTAAGGCTCGACCGGCTTGTAGGCACTGACGAGCGCGTCGTACTCCTCGCGCGTCAGCGTGCCGTCGCGCAGCTTCTGGGCCGCGTTCGTGAGCTGCGGCACGCGCTCCGTCACGTCCTTGTGCGACATGCCGAGGCGAGATCCTGCCTGCGAGAGCGGGCCGCTCGTGCGGCGAAGGGAGCGCTGGGACATGTCGATCTCACGCTGCGTATGGGTTGAGCTTCGGCTTCGGCGGCGGCGCTGCCTCTTCGGGGCGGCGCTTGAAGCCGGTGGCGGACAGGAGGTTGCGGTCGGCGAACAGACGCCACGCCTGCGTCGTCGCATCGACGAAGTCGTCGTGCTTCGTCGAGCCTTCGCCAGTGAACACGCAGAGCTGGGCGAGCAGCGGCTCGGCCCATGTGCGCGGCGCGCCCGAGATCTTCTGGCTCTCAGGCAGCCACACGAGGCCGTTCGCCGGTAGGTGCGAGACCGCGTGCAGGCGCGAGAGCTTGTCCGCGTTCCCCGGGTTGTAGGCGTGCGCCAGCACGCCCTCGCGCTCCAACATCTGCCGCAGCGAGATGCCGCTGCCCTTGTCCTCGATCAGCAGCAGATCGACCTTCTTGCCGCTGTTGCGGACGAGCGCCGGTCCGAACAGCGGCTTGATCATCGGCACGTCCACCTCGCCGTACTCGACCTCCAGCTCCTTCCGCACGCGCGTGATCAGGTCCGGCATCGAGAGCCAGTCCTGCCAGCAGTCGAGCAGCATCACGCTCGGCCGCTTCTCGTGCTCGAACACACCCCACACGGTGCAGGCTGTCGGGTCGCCCTCGCCGGTCTTCTTGTCGCGCGTGCGCTCGGTGAACGCGGTGTCGAGCGACATCAGAACGAACGAGAGTTTCGGCAGCGGCTTGTTCGCGGGCCACAAGCGGAACCACGTCCGCTTGATGATGCCGCTCTCCTCTGGATCGATCAGCTCGCCGTAGATCTCCTGCCGCCCGAGCTGCGTGCCCTCGTACTTCACGAGCTGGTCGAAGAACGTCGGCGCGAGGTTCGCCTTGTTCTCGTAGGTGGTGCCGCGCGTGATCACGCAGCGCTTGTCCTTCACCAGATCCTGCACGAGCGGGATCGGTCGCGGCGTCGTCGTGAAGCACACGCGCGGGCGCTGGCCGAGGCGCAGGCCCATCATCAGCATGTCCCACGTCTCCTGCGCGCGCTGCCACGCGGCCAGCTCGTCGCACCACGCGCGATGGCACTGCGGGCCGCGCAGTCGGTCGGGCTTCTCCGCCGAGAACGCGCGGATCGTCGCGTCGTTGTAGAGCGTCAGGATCAGGTCCGAGCGGTTGTAGTCCTTCACCAGCTCGTGCGGGACGGTCGCGAGCAGTCCCGCCGGACCCTCGAAGCAGACGTGCTGCGCGTCGCTCCACGTCGGCGCGACGACGTGGCTGATGCTCTTCGGATCCGCGAGCGCTTCGCTCGCGACCCAGTTCGCGCCGCTGAAGGTCTTGCCGAAGCCGCGCCCCGCCATGATGCCCCAGATGAGCCAGTCGCCCGGCGGCTCGGTCTGGTTCGCGCGCGCACGCTCTAGGAACGCGAGCCGCCAGCGCACGACGCGGAGCTGCTCGACCGAGAGCTTCTCCAGCACCTTCGGGTCGAGATCACCGAGCGGCACGGCTCTTCATCTGCCTGAGCGCGCCGCGCGCCCTGCCTCCGCGTTTGAACGTCGGGGTGTCGCTCATCACGGCGTAGGGCATCCCGGTGTAGCGCTCCATCTCGATGTCGAACGGAGAGCGCTCGCGCGGATAGCCGAGCTGCACGCCGCCTTGGTTCGCCATCGGATCGAGGTCGCCGTAGTGGCCCGCGCTCGGCGGGATCACCACGTCGAAGCCCTGCGGCATCGGCAGGGGCTGCGGGATCGACTGCGCCGCAGCCGACGCGACCTCGCCGCTCTCGGGCACCGGCATCGGAGCCGCTGGCTCCTGACGCGCAGGCGCAGTTGCGGGCGCAGCGGGGCGGCGCGCCGGTTCGTCCTTGAGCTGCGTGCCGTACTTCTTGCCGCGCCACCAGAACGTCTGCTCGCCGCCCGAGAGCGCACGCTGGCGCGCGAGGCGGAAGGCGCGGCCGAACGACATGTTGCTGTAGTTGGCAAGCTCGACGGGTCCGCCGTCGGCCTTCTTCACCTCGTCCTTCGGCTCCGCCTTCTTCTTCGACTTCTCGGTCGAGGCCCACTCCGGCATCAGGCCGAGCTTCTGGTCCGCGTAGATCGTGTCCGCGCCGCTGGCCTTCGCGTTATGCTCCGCGTTCGGCCCGAAGTTCAGGTAGCTGTTCTGGCCGCGAAGCTCGACGGCGGCAGCGGGCCGCGCGTCGGGCGAGTACATCGGCGCATGGTTCAGCCACGCGCGCTCTTCGCCCTTGTGGCGGAAGAACGGGTTGCCCGGGCCGAAGTGACCGAAGGCATCATGCACGACGCGGAAGGCATCGTTCACGACTGCGTTGTCCTTGTCGCCGAGCCTGCCGATGGGCGTCAGCAGCGGATGCTTGAACGTCGAGAGCAGCTCGGCGTTCGCGTCCGTCGTGCCGAAGCCGAAGTCGGTCGGATAGGTGTAGAGCCGGTTGTTCTCGACGATGTCGGCGTAGCCCAGCGCGGGCGAGCGCGCGTAGGGATCCTCCATGCCCGGCTTCAGGAAGCGAATGTCGAGACCGCTGTCCTTGATCTTGTCGAGCTGCGCCATCGTCTCGTCTGCGAGCGCCTGATACGAGCGCTGCACGCGCGGATCGCCGGGATCGTGCTTCATCTCGTCGTATGCGCGAGAGAGCCTGCGCGCGAGTTCTTCGTCGAACTCTGGATACTCGCGGATGACGTGCTCGCCCGGGCGACCGACCGACTGCATGTAGCGCGCAGCGGCGTCTTCGAGTTCTGGGATCGGCAGCGTCTCGACGCGACCGATGGTCGGGATCTCGACCGTCGCAGGCTTGCCGGGCACGCTCTTGTATCCCGTTCCCTCGCCGACGCGGCGCGGCCTGCCACGCCCCATCATCACGAGCGCGCCCGTGCGCGGATTGACGGGACCGCCGTCAGCGAAGCCATCGATCTTCTTCGGGCCGTCGAGTACCTCGTATGGCAGATCGCCGCTCGCGCGCGTCTTTTCGCTGGTGAAGCGCGCGGGCTGGTCTACGTCTCCGCCAGAAGCGTAGCCAACCATTCCACCATGAGACTTGGTGATGTCGTTGCTCTTGGGATTGAATTCACCGCTATTCCCGATGGCGGACTTCAACTGACTTGGATTAAAAACAATTGTCTCAAGTCCTTCGCCGGTTTCCGGGTTAAACTTTACGTCAGAATAATCGTTGATATGGAAAATTCCATCATATCCAGCATCTTTCATCTTCTTCACATCATCAGGATGCAAAGTCATCGGCCAGTCATAGGACTTGGCACCAAACTCCTTCCTTAGCTCTTCCTTGCCCTCTTTGTCGCTATTAGTAACGTAAAGAGGGTTTTCGATCTTCACATAGAGGGGCATGACATTTGCCCCTTCCCTGAATTCCCCCCTTCGCATGACATTGTGTGCCGCTGGCTGGCTATGCTTGTGCGGTGTCAGCCAGATGGCAGGGCCGGAAAGGCTCGGGTCATGGCCCCCCGGAATGAACTCGGAGAAGTGCTTTGAGGTCACATGGTAATGCACCCACGGCTTGCCCTCTCCGTCGATTGCCCTGCTGTTGCCGAACCAGTTTCGGAAGTTCTCAGGCGAGGCAGCCTCGCGTGTCATCGGCGGAGCTTTCCCCGCGTCTGTCTTGCCCGCAATCCGAGCCGCGAAGCGCAGGAGCGCACCCGTGCGAGGGTTGACGGGACCACCATCGGCATATCCATCGACCATGCCGCCGTCCGCGTGTCCCGTCATTGCCTCCATGCCGGTGCCGAGCGCGGTGCCGAAGCCCGTGCCCATCAAGACGTTCCTGCCGAACTCCGGCCTGATTACCGGCAAGAAGAACTCGGCCGCCGCGTTGCCAACTGCCCCCGCGCCGCTTGCTGCTGCGCGGACCGCGTCAGCCGCCCTGCCCTGACCAAGTGCGTCGTTCGCCGCCTGCTTGAGCGCTCCGATGCGAGGGCCAGCGAAGCGCACGCCATCGGAGACGCGCTTGGCAACGCCGAGAGGCAACATCGGCACCTGTCCGATCATCGTGCCCAGAGCAGCGCCCGCGTGCTCGATGGGGCCGCTCGGCGGCTTGATGCCCATCTCGCTGTTGATCGCCGCGCGCAGCTTCTCCATGTGCTCGTTCGCATCGTTCGCGAACTGCGGCACGAACGCTTCGCCGCCGGGGATCATCCCGACCAGCGTCGGCGTCGATGCCACGTCGTAGAGGATCCCCGGCGTCTTGCCAGCGTTCCACCACACGACCGGGTTGCCGTCGTCGTCGAACGCGGAGTACTGCGCGCGCATCCCGGCCGCAGCCTGATCGAGGAAGCGCCGCGCCGCGCTGCCGCCCTGCTCCCGGCGTCGTGCGATGTCGCGGTCGTACTGCGCGCGATCAGAGGCGATGCGTTCATCGGCCTCGCGCTTGAAGCGCTCGCTGTCCTTCTCGACCTTGCCGCCGTCGTCGTAGCGCATCGCGTTCATGAGATCCTCGTGCGTCGTCGTCGTTCCGCTCGTCGCATCCCACACGCCGTGATGCGTGAGGTGCTGGTACATCGGATCGAAGCGCGACGGCATCGACACGCCGAGCACGCGCTGGCGCTCGTTCAGGCGATGCACGGCCTCGTCTCCACCAGTGACCGGCAGGCTCTCTCCACGCGAGAAGTACTTGCTGCTCGTGTCGTCGGGCGTGTGCAGCTTGAGCTGGCGCGCGTCGAGCGTCGCGTTGTCGCCGCGCCCGAGCATCGACGACATGAAGCCGCTCTTCGCCGCGTCGATGTTCTTCACGCGCTTCATGAAGTCGCGCCACTCCTGCGGATCGCTCATGCCGTAGGACGAGCGCGCGACGAGGTCGGAGATCTCGCCCGCAGCGTCGGGCATGTAGCGCGCGCCGTAGGCGAGCTGCTCGCCGAGCTTGTTGTAGTTGCCGAACGGCTTCATGACGCGCACGGCGTCCTCGATGGCGTAGCGGTCCTGCAATCCGCGCACGGCCGCGTCGAGGTAGCGCTGGCCCATCGGCGTGACGAGCCAGTCGGCGAACGCGCCCTCGGGGCGGATCTTCCGATCAGGGCTGGAGAGCGGCAGCCCGAGGTCTTCGAGCTTCTTGCGGTTGATCGCCTGCCGCTGCATCGACGACACGGTGATGCCATACGCCTTCGCGACATCGCGCGGCGAGAGGCCCTCGGTGTCGGCGCGCTTCGCCTGATCGATCATGAAGTCGCCGAACGGCACGACGTGCTGCGGCAGCTCGAACTCGCCTCTCGCGTTCTGCGGAAGCGCGCCCGGCTGCGCGAGATCCTCGCGCACGTCTTCGAGCGGACGCCACTTCCAGTCGTCGATCTTGTTCGACGGCGGGTCGGCGTATGCGTTGCGCTTCACGTTGCCGCCGCGCTTGAAGCGCTTGAGCACGTCGTTCACGTCGCCGACCTTCTTCGTCGCGTCGATGTAGTCGCCGAGCTGGTCGATGGCTTGCTGGTCGAGGACGCGCTGCGGGATCTTTTCGCTGATCGCGGACGACATGCCGAAGGAGCGGTGATCCGTCCCCGTTGGCTTCTTTTGCGCGCGCCGTTCCTGATACCACGGCTCGAACAGCAGCGACCTCGGGATCGGAACCTCGAAGCCGCCGTAGTACGGATCCCTGCGCGTTGGCGGCACGCCCTTCGCGATCTCGTGCGAGTAGTCGGGATGCGGCAGCTTCGTCTCGCTCGTCTCGCGCAGCGGCTTCCTAGGATCGATGCCGATCAGGAGCTGGCCGCCGTACATCTCGTTCGGCATCGCGAGCGGACGCAGCAGCGGATCGGAGAGCGCGTAGCGCGCCTCGGCGATGTTGGGGAAGCCAGCGTCGTAGTACGACACCATGTCCATGTGCTTGTACAAGCCGTCGCGATTGCCCGGCCGCTTCATCCACTCGTCGAGCGCTGCCTTGTCCTTGAAGCCCGGGAAGCTGGCCCACTCGGCCTCGCCCTTCGGGTTCTTCGCCTTCCGCAAGTTCTCCTCGAACTTCCGCAGCTCGTCGGCGCTGATCGTCGAGCGCGCCATCATGTCGTCCACGAGGCCGCGCATCATCGTCGTGCGGTCAACGGACTTCGGGTTCATCGTCATGAACACGCCGGTCACCGGCTTGCCGGTCTTGTTCATGATGTTGAGCGCGCCCGTGCGGATGCCCTCGGCCTGCGCCATCGCGTTCGCCCACGCGCCGTGGTTCGCGCCGAGCGGATAGTCGAACCCGCCGTCGAGGCGCAGCAGGCTCGCTGGCTGTTCGCCTGCGAGCGCCTTGAGCGTGCCGACCGCGCTCGTGTCGCCGACGAGCGGGATCGCGACGGTGTTCTGGATCTTGCCGAGGTCACCGGTCGTCAGCGTCTTCCTCGGCTTGAACTCATCGCCGCGCTCGACGACGTTGCGCCCCGGGGTGCGCGTGCGCTCGAACTCATCCTCGGAGATCACGCGGTTCGACCACGGCAGATCGCGATTGCCGGTGCGCTCGTTCTGCTGGAGCTTGTCTTCGAGTTCGCGCTGGATCGTGCCCGGCGGAAACTGCGGCTGCTGCGACGGCGCGCGGCTTCCGATCTTCAGTCCACGACCCGCCATCGTCTCACTCCTTGCGCTTCAGCACCGACATGATCTCGCCGAGCAGCGTGACGCGCGTCGCGTCCTCGACCTTGATCGGCCCTCCGTCCTTCCCCGTGATCTGCGTCTGGGCGAGCTTCGGGTGGACATACGGCGCGGCCGAACGCGCGGCATCGAGGCGCATCTCCGGCGGCTGGTTCTCGTCACGCATGACGCGGATCATGTATTCGAGCGGCGTCAGGCCGCTCTCGGCGATGGCGCGTTCACGCGCGGCCGTGGCCTTGTTCCGGCATCCCTTGCGCGATCCGCCGACCCTCCGCTTGGGGGGTGGCATTTCCGGCGCACTATGCGTTGAAGCGGACATGTTGCCACAACGGTAACCGCAACGGTCGCGCGCCGCAAGCGTGTGGTGCGAGCCGCGCTCATCGGGCGCGCGTTCGCGTGGAGCTGGACGCTGGCGAGCCGGTGGAGGATGCACCGCCCGATGCAGCTCGCGCGGGCATGGGCCACGTCGCTGGCCGGTCTCATCGCGCCGGGGAAAGGGACGGCGATGACCGACGTGGAGGTGACCATACCGGCAACCGCGTGAGCGTGTAAACGCCGACCTCGATCCACTCCCCCTCTCCCTCTCTCTTATATATTATTATAAATCATTAAAAGTATAATTATATATATAGATGGGGGGATGATGAGTAGACAGGGGTTGGGGTGGTACAGGGGGTGTATACTAGAACAACCATTATCCTTTTCTCGTTTTCTTGCATTATCCCGGCGGAGGTGCCAGATAGGCAACCCCACGACCCGAGGATGCCCGCCATGCCCCTGCCCGACCACGCCAGCCCTGCCGCCCCCGGCTCGCTGCACGACGCGACGCGCGAGCGCATCGCTCTGGCGCTCGACCGCCGCCGGAGCGGGCTGCGCGCGAGCTACCTCGTGCGCTACCACGCGGCCCGCGCCAACCTCGACCCGGCGGAGATCGAGGAGATGCTCGTGCAGCTCGTCGAGCTGCGCCGCGCGGTCGCGCTGCGCGCGGTGAACGGCTCGCTCTGGATGCTGCCTCGGCGCGTGCGGCTGGACGGGCGTGCGGTGGTTCTGGCGCTGCCCTCGCCGCTCGCCCCGGGCGAGGAACTGGTCGAGGACGCCCAGCGGCTGGCCGAGATCCTCGCGCGCGACGCTGGCCGCCGCGCCGCAGGCCAGCGCGCCGGGACGGATCCCGAGCACGTCGCCGCCCGGGCCGAGGCGCTCGTGGCGCGCGCTG